TCAATAGAACCGCCTGTAATGGCTACTGCATTGGCATTTTGAGTTGACATTGTGCCAAGGCCAGAAACCTGAGTATTGGCAATAGCAATAGTGGTATTTGTTACGGCAGTTATTTGACCACTTGCATTAGTAGTAAATACAGGAACTGCACTTGCAGATCCATAAGTATTTGCTGTGCCTACAGGAGTAATGCTAAATGTATTAGAAGCTAGGGTTAACCCTGTGCCAGCGTAATAAGTAGAAACTCCTGAAAACTGAACAAAAGTAATTGGAGTAACTCCAATAGTTCCTGTATCAGCAGAAGTAGATACCCATGCAGTATTGGCTTGAGAGCCGTTTAAAACGACTGTATAAGCCCCTGGCACTTCTGCCCATACATCCATGTCAGTTGCTCTAATCCATGCGCTTGCAGAGGCTACATAAATGCCGTTATCGGCTGTTGCTGTTTGATTCTTAACTAGGACTCGATTACCAGCCAAGACTGAATAACCATCAATCGTCTGTAAACCTGACAAAGTAATGTTGGTTAAAGTCCCTGCTTTACAGGCAGCTTTAGGATTTAATCCTTGAGCTACTGTATCAACATACAGCTTATTTACAATATCTGTAGCAGCAGAAGGAGCAGTTGAAATCTGTCCTGTAGCTGTGGAGATATTAGTAAAAACCCCAGTAGAAGGCATTAAAGCACCGATTGTGGTGCTATTAATGGTGCTATTGGTTATGGTTAACCCTGATTGAATAGGATTAACTGATGCGTAGAACGGCTGACCCTGACCTATAAATGTTTGGAAGTTTCCATAAACATCAAAATAAGCCTGAACTGGCAGTAGGTTTTGATCTACTGTTGAAGAAGGGCCAGCCATAATGCTCCTTAATAAGCCATTGCCATAAATAGAATAACATCGCCAGCAGTCATATTTGCAGCCAAGCCTGAAGTGATGCTAAAACTAGTTACGGAAATAGAAGTGGTAGTGCTTCCAGTTTGTTGTAAAAACAATGTTGTGCCAGCCGTTACATCAAAAGCTTGACATACCCAACCATTAGCTGCTGCTGGCAAAGTAATTGTTCCTCCAGCAGCACCGCCAGTACCAACTACTACTTTAAATGCAGCAGTATTTGTTCCAGTAATTGTTGGTGAAGTACCAAATCCTGAAGCAACAGTTGGATTTACGCTTGAAATTACCAATGATCCGTCAAGCGAAAGAGTCGCTGGATTTTCAGCATTTCCACTTAAAGGTGGTGAAAAATATGCACCACCTGGGCCAACTAAACCCAAACAAGCTCCAGCAGTATTAAATGCAGCTTGAACTGGAACAATATTTTGAGTTGAAGTGCTTGCTACAGCGTTAGAAGTTGCCATTATGAAATTCCTTCACCAGGAGTAATTTCTGCACTTGCGGATGCACTAGAAATAAACCACGCATTAGGTGGAATAGAACTAAAAACACCAACAGCATTAGCAGGAATAGCTAATACATTCATAGAAGGCACACCAGCAGTAGGAGCAGTTGCAACAGGAGTAACTGTTGCATCATTAGGTTCTTGAGGAGCCCATCCTACATGAATTAAGCTAGAAGTAATGTTGCAAATACGATACCCAGAAGGATACACATTATTGCTACTTTTAACTTGAACGGCTGATGTTCCAACCAAATAAGTAGCTCCAAAAGGAGAAAAAGCCGAATTGTAAGCCATGATTTAGCTCCTTAAACAGCCGTTACAGGCAATGAACCTTCAGGTCGTACAACTTGAATTGTATAAACACCAGCAGCAGGAGTCAAAGTACCAGCAGTAATGTTGCCAAACTGAACAGACAATACGCCAGCAGTTAAGCAATCAGCTTCAGCAACAATAATGCCTGAAGTTTGAGTGCCGTTATATCCAACAACAGTAACAATGTCAATAGTTTGCAAGCCAGGCACATTAAATGTCTGGGCTGGGCTAACGTATGTCAATACTTGAGCTGGAGTAAGTGATGGAGCAATGTAGAAAGTGCTAATTGCATTTCCACGAGCAATAGTAGTAGAAGGCATGATTTTTCCTTTAGATAAGGTACTTCAATTATATGTTAAATAAGAAAAAAGCCATACTTTTTGGGCATGGCTTTTATCCTAATACTTCAAGATACTTGATATTAACTAAAGTCGTAACCATAAACGTAAACATCAACTGTACCTACTACCGCAGTAGTAGTTGCAATATTGACAAATAACGCTTGTTGGTTATAAGACGTTACCACCGCAGAAGCTGCCACTTGGCTTACACCAAGAACTGTAGCTAACTGTGAAGCAGTAATAGCACCAAACAATGAAGTTGGTGTACCACTACCTGTTGTAGTAATGCCTAATACTAAACTTGTTAAAGTACCTGTAGCTGCACCTGCATTATTAGAGTTAGTAACTACTAATAAGTTAGGCTGGTAAGTTGTAGAGTTAATGATTGGCAAAGGGAAGAAACTTCCTGATGCTGCATTTACATTCACACCTTTAAGTACACCCAATAATCGTTGCGCTTGATTAGTTGTTACATTACTTGGGTGAGCCGAAGTGGTTACTGCTGGTCCTGGATTAGACATAATAGTTTTCCTTTATCCGTTAATTATTAAGCTGCAACTCGGCAAGCGAGTTCAGGATACAAAGGAGCCCAACCATACAGAACGTCAACACGAGTAGGGATTGAGTCATTGTTAATGGTGTATTGACGAACTACACGCATTGATAGACCAATTTCCTTGTCGCTTGCACGACCAGCAAAGTGAACGCCTTCAGGCAACTCAAGGTCAGCCATAGCCATTGTGAACGCATTGCGATGCATTACGATGTTTTGTGGAGAAACTAAACCATTTCCACTTGCATTGTATTGTGAAGCAAAGAATGTCACAGCAGCAGAAGCAGCAGGAACAGGAATACTTACGTTCTGGAACTGACCGCCAGAGATAACTGCTGGAGATACGATTACAGAAACAGAAGCACCTGAAGCTACGCTAACAGCAGATTTAACTACGAATGAACGTAATTTGTTTGTGCCGTATGGTTGGCGATTCTGTGGGTTAGTTGCATATACACCAGCGATAGTGAAAGTGTCACCAGCGTTCAAGTTGATTGTGCCTGTATTAGCAGCAGTCAAAGTGATAGTGGACTGTGAAGCCCAACCAGATGTTAAGAAACCAGTTGCAGTTGTTGTAGCTACAGAAGCAGTTACAGTTGAGCTAGAGAAGTTACCAAAAGTTTGTGAAACGATGTTTTGGTCAAGCTTCCAGTTCATACCGCCTGAATCACGACCCATCAAGCCTTTTGTATATTGGCTAGAAATCGCTTCAGTAGGAACAAACAAGCCTTTTAAGCTGTCAACGATAGTTGCAGAAGTGAACGGCTCAACGATACATGATCTACGACCATCACGAGGTGCGCCTTCAGAGTCAAGATACGCCTGTGCTGACAAGTATGTATACAAGCCAGTTGGAGGAGTACCAGCAGTTCCAACGATGTTAGCTGTGTTCAAAGCAGCAGTAGTCGTGCCATCAAAGTCAATTTTGTTGGCAATAGCAGCTACAGCAGGCTTTAGGATTCTGTCGCTAAACATATCCAAGGACAATGCTAAGTCCTGTGTTGTGAATTGTGTCATTCTGTTACCCCTACGCTGTTCTGTAGTGGAGCTTCCGCTTCAGGTCGCTCTCATCGGTTTCTTGTTAAGTTATCCCAATGTTCAGACTATCGCATCCCTTTATCAGGGTTCTCTCACTTAGTCGTTCACGCTGCACAGTTGCCTTGCTTGCGCCCTGTCGCCCACTTCTGGGCTTCCAAGTCAATCAGAGAGAATTTTGCCAATCAAGCAGCTAGTAAATAAGCCTCTTGATATGTGGACATACGTTTATCCACATGGAACTGGGTTGATAAAGTAACAGGAACTGAAGTTTCGTTCAGATCTTCTACGTTTAAAGCTGGGCCAGTTGTACCGATGAAACGGCCTGGTCTGCGTACGTTAACTGTTGCGCCAATTTTTGCGCCAACTACGGCAAACTGGTCATCATAGTTACGATCTACTTCTGATGTAAATGTTAATTCGTTTTCCAAGACCATTAACGCTTCGTTAGTGATCTTGCTGATAGTTAGCAAGGTATTTGCCATTTTAATTCTCCAAAAAAATTAGGTTTATCTGACTTTTCCAGCCTGTCTTGCAGCTTTCCATTGAGCATAAGTGCCATGAAATTCACCATTGGTGTCTATCATCACGTCTTTGCCAACTTTGCCACCACTT